ATGTACTAACTCTTTCGCTCTTCCAACCAATTGCAGCAAGAATAGAACGCAACGGTTCCATAAATGCTTTTTCAAATTGCATGTCATAATCTATGTAGAGATCAAGTTCAAATTCCTTTGGAATCTCATTAATGAACGAGATCACATGATCTTGTCCAAAAACTCCACCCAAAGGATTAGGTTTCTTCAAATACAAAAACTTAATCTTGTCTCCGTCATTGATTTGACGATACTTCTTTTCCAACTTATGTTTCTTGATGTAATGATTATAAATCAAAGCACCCTTCACTTGAATCGGAGTTGACTTACGATAAATCTGTTGATTATCTGAGTATTCCTTTAGACCATTAGCACTTCTGGGAAATGCAATATCAACTGGATCATACTCGTTGAATTGTTTACGGACATTCTCAATAAAATCAATCAAGGTATCTTCATCCTTGCTCATTATGATTTTAATACAGGACTCTAGATCCTTCCTGACAACCTCTGGAGTTGAACTCCGGGTTGTTTCGATGCCCATGATCTTCAACTTTGGTTCTTTGTATTGGACGCCTTCTTTGTTCCACATGTTGAGAATGTATCTCTTCTTGGCAGTCCAAATACCCTTCTCTGCAATCACTTCTCTGCCCATGACCATCTTGTTTTCATAGGCGTTCATAAGATTCTTGAGGCGTTCAAATTCCTTATCAATGAATGGTTGAATTATTCCCTCACATGCCTTGTCAAGATACTTGGTAATCTTCACAGGATCTGTTTCATTTGGCAACACCTTCTGTACCAATTTATCCAAGCAGATATACATTGAATCTGTATCAGATGCAATGATGTAGTCTTCTTCATTTGTACCAAGAGTCTGATTCAACATCTTGTTAATAGAATTGGCAATATATTGAATAGACAATTGACCCGATAGGGTGATTGCCTCTGCAATTTCTGTACTGAAATATCTAAAATATTCATTACCAATTGCACCATATGCGGAGTTCAATTGAATCTTTCTCACCAACTGAAAGTTTGAATACTTAGAGATGTCGTACTCAAGGTTTCGCTTCAATGCGATAAGTTCCTCGTCCGACAGATTACTGTAGTCCATGTGTATATTATACTCCAAACACCTGAAAAGTCAAGTGTGTTTAAATTGTGTCTTATATTCTTTTAAAGAACGCTCTACTATATCTTTCAGGGATACCGGCGAATAATTAAGACCAGGAGAATCTACGCCAACATCAAAACTAAGATACGCACGATTAGAACTAGTCATAAATCCATGCTTGCCATGCGAATGACCATGTAGATGAATTGGAGTTATTGAGTTCCAAGATCTAAGTGGATAATGAGATAGGCATATCTTTTCGGCATAAAAATTCTGCACCCATCCTGGTTCTTTTTTAATATTCATTTCAAGATAACTACAAACACTCTTGAACTTTGCCTTCTTCAGATTTTCCGATTCGGCAGTAGGATCATGATTTCCAATAATTAAATGTATTTTTTGACACTTTATCTGCGAAAGAATATCATTCACTCCATTCACCCAGTGTTTTCCTTTACCAAAGTAAAAATCACCAAGATGATATAGAGTGTCCTTTGCACCAACACACTCATTTATCTTTTCAATGAGCATCCAATTCATTTCTTTTATATCTTTGAAATGCTGATGCCGAGATGTGAGATTTAAAATGTTTGTATGACTAAAGTGAGAATCGCTGGTAAACCAAATCATCCTAGTAGAAGATCTCGACCGTCATTTCTATTTTCATTTATCTGACGATCTGCCTCATTCCATCCCAAATTATACTCTCTCCAATAAGCATCAGTTGCTTCTTGAAGAATTGCCTTGTTTGGTAGATTGTTTCTTCGATCTTCGTACCCCTCTAAAAATCCCTTGCCTGGTTGATGTGTCATTTTTATTCTTTCCGAAGATGGCATCATAGTTTTCGCCATACTTCTTTAAATCTACTTTACGATACGAGTCACCTTTACCTGCACTATGCTTTCTGCTCATATCAATCTGCTCCATTAATAATATTATCAAAATTAATAGGCAAATCGCCAAGTCTATTCATAAACTTCTTGGTCAATACTACTGCATTTTCTTGCTCAGAATATGTTAACCAAAGACCCTCTCGCATAAGTTCTCTCATTGCAGAGAGCTCATCGTTATCAAATTGAGAAACTACTATAGGATCGTCGTCAATTACTCCTTCTAATATTTCAACCTCGATATTATTTTTCCATCGTGAGGCATAAAATACTTCAGAGTAGGAACTAATTGCTTTCTCGATCTTGTTCTTTAACGCTTGTAGTCTGTATATTTGTGTCATGCTGATTATATTTATCAACGAAAAATGAAATCATAATAGGATAATGCTTAACAACGGCTCTTGCGCGTTGACGAATGTACTTTGGAACCTTTGGAGTCTTTTTGGGATCCAAAAGATCATACATAAATCGTTTGCAAGATTCAAGCGAACGAAGTTCTTCTTCAAAAGTTGACATAAACTCTTCGGACTGGGATCGAACCAGTGACATTGGAGTTAACAGCTCCACGCTCTACCTGCTGAGCTACCGAAGAAAGAGGATGACGGGAGTTGAACCCGCAACATCTACCTTGGAAGGGTAGCACTCTGCCATTGAGTTACATCCTCAAAAATAGGACCGGCGGGAATCGAACCCGCACGGTTTTTGAAACCGAGGGATTTTAAGTCCCTTGCGTCTGCCTGTTCCGCCACAGTCCCATTAGACTCATAGTATACCACGAGTTTTCATTACTGCAACGACCTTCTCCAATTCTTTTTGACATTCAATCATTTTATGCTTGAACATTTTACGGTCTTGATACATCTTATCCATTAGTTCTGGCAAAAACCCACGGCGATCTTTTACGAAGGTTGTGCCGTTGGCAGCGACTGACAAATTCTTATCAGTAAACATTCTAATAGAATTCATGGAAACTTCTCCATTGGAAAGAATGCCGTCTGGAGAAATAACACCTCTCATGCCATCATCTGTAATAGTTTCCGGAGAAATATTATACTGCATGATCAAATGTGGGTAAAGTGAGTTCAAGTCAAAGGAAACGATCCACTTATGCATTCCGACAATCGGATCTTTCACATACGCACCGGCATACTGCTCATCTTTCGATGCTTTACCCTTTGGTGGAATTGCAATCTTGTTCTTTGCTAGATGATTGTAGATAATCACATCCCAAGTTTTGACTTGAGAAAAGACATCGGTAAAGTTAACACCTGCACTATATGCAAGTGCCAATGCAAGTTCGATTAGTTTTAGCCTATCCTCAAGGCGTTCAACCAACCGGACATCTTGGATGTTATATTCGATAAACTTTTGAAAATCTTTTGTATAAAATTCTTGAATGCTTTCATATTCGCTATAAGAGATCTTTCTCTCCCCCAGTTCCACATAGGCTATGTAGTCTAAGCGATATGATTCACGATTCACATATGTGAATTTTTGATAGAGTTCATAATAATCAAGAGTTGAAATACCAATGATATCATAAACTGTCTTATCCTTACCGTTCTTATCAGAAACAGTTTTATCTCGTATAATACCCCAAGGAGAAAGATCCTTAGTCTTATTCTTACCAAGAACAACCAACATTCGATTGTAGAGATAAGGAATATCGAAGAAACGAATATTCCATCCGGTTAGCACATGTGGGTAATCATCACTAAAATACTTCAGAAATGCAAGAAGAACTTCTCTCTCGTCTGGATGAGAAAACACAACTTCATCTGCTTGTGCTTTATATTCTCCACGACAAAACACATATGGTTTCTGCCCACGACGAGTTATTGTGATTGCAAGAATTTCTTCTATCGGATTTTCAAATGATGGAAATCCATTTTCTGCTGTAGTTTCAATGTCGAAATAAGCGACATCAACATCACTTACTTTGTATTGTCCGTCGTAGGTTTCTCGGATAAATTGATACTCCGTACCAATCTCCCCATGAATCTCGAATCCAGTAACCGATTCATACTTTTCAATAAAATCGCGGACTTCGCTACGAGATTCAAAACTAATCTGCTTAAGTGGAGTACCTTCAATTGATCTCCAATCTCCCTGTGGTGACTTTACAAATAGCGACGATTCATACTTTTCAACAAAGTCATTCTTGACACCGTTGTTGACTTCCCTACAAAACATTTGTGTTCCGATGTGAGCGGCACCACTTGAGTAGACATTAATATATTGTCGCATGTGATTATTGTATCACTTAGTCTTAAAGAAGTCAACGACCATATTTTTTGTAAGAATAATATTAAACCAAATAGCGATTAATGTTGATTTAAATTTCATCGGAGGCTTTCTATCTCTAGATCCTGGTCATAACCATATATAAACTTTGGTCGTGAAAGAGTTTGCTGTTCTTCCTTGTGCATACTATATGAATATAGCAATACCATATAATTAATAACATCTATACAGGTATCCCTGAATGATTCATCTTCCACATGCATTTTGCCAGATTCAACGAAAGAACTCAATCGACTCATTTTATCTGTCAACCGGACCATGAATCCTTGTTCGGTCTTACAAATTCCCATTGCCTCTACTCTGGTAAAATTCGCAAATGGTTCCTTGCCTTCGTTTCCGGCATAATCTTTATTTTTCAGACTCATTAGATTGCGAGCATCCTCGCACATCTTTTCGTGCATTTTAAGTAGTTCTTCTCTTGTCATAATTACTCCATGAAGTTCTCAAGTGTAGCACCATTGTATGGTAAATCAATAGTCATGTTTTTATTTTTACCAAAACACCATATGTTTTCAATAAAACAAGAAGATAGATGTTCCTTGAGATCATTCTTTTCCATCTTCTTCGGTCTTTGCTTGATACGCATACCAATCTGTCCCAAGAAATATTCTTTGAAATCATCAACCAACGAATCACATGTTCTATGTCGAATTCTATTGATTGTTGGATCCATGATGTTTATCAACATCACTCCATTTTCAGAAAGAGTATCAAACGCTTTCTGACAAACAGTCTTTAGAAAATTATTATACCAATTTTCATATTCAGGATACTTTTTCCAAGACTGATTTTCCTCCTTCTCTCCGCCCATATTATACATTTCGGTGGAGAAATATGGAGGAGAAGTAAATACTAGATCAACAGATTCGGCGGGTGGCCACCATTCTGAATTTTCAGCAGGAATGTTTCTAACGATTACTTCCTTAGATCCACGACAAATAAATCCATCAGGTATCTCCTCAATAGTGGGAGTATTACCAAGCATCTGTTCATACTCAATACATTGCTGTTTATATACCCTGTATGTGTTTGGATTTGGATCTACACCATAGAATTTTTCCGCAGAGGATGCATAGAACCCAGCAAGTCTGTCTCCCCATCCCATGCTAAAATCAAGAACAGTCTTCGCTGAGAAGAAATCGTATAGAGTTTTGGCAACATGTGGTTTGAACTGTGTTGCAACATAAGAACCAAGTCTAAAGGATCCACGAATATTAGTTTCGTTGATCGTATTTGTTCCCATGCGCCAAAAGATCCAATTCATCTTCTTCAGAAGTTCAAGACTATTCCAGATATCAATTGGAGACTTAAACCCGTATGAAGGACATGACATTCTATTCTCTTGTTGGAAATAATTACTAATGTCATTATAATAGTGACCAAACTCAATCACAAACTTTCCATACTTTGAATATGGATACTTGTAATCATTATACTTTTCCACTACCTCATTTGGTGTGTGGGATGTAATAAAATTATAACAATTTTCTGTTTTAAGAGATATAAGTTTGTTTTTTACTTCTAATAGAGAAATAGGACGAAAAGGAAAACTCGGTTTCGTATCCGCAATAAATTCTGCAAATCCATCAACAATTTCTCTTTTACTATACTTAGCACAGAGTTCATCCCAAACATCAATGTCAATCTCTGGTATTCCTCTATGATTGATGGATTGATCCATCACATCCATTATATTCATACACCCGTGCTCCCAAACCCACCTTTACGATTACCCTTTTGCTGAGGATGAACATGAGTTTCTTCGATTGTGTATTCTAGAGTCTTTACTAGTTCTCCTTGTGCAATTCGATCATGATGCGAGATTGCGATATCCACAGCATTCATATTTTGAACCATGACATAGAGTTCTTCTGTATAATCCGAGTCAATGATTCCTTCCGAGTTAGTTAGACTGATTCCACGCTTCAGAGCATTTCCAGAACGAGGATGCAGTCTAACAGAGTAACCCTTTGGAATGTCGAGAATTATACCAGTCGGAATTAATGCTCTTCCATTCGCAGGAATTACAATTGACTTCTTTCCATCAATGTTAACCAATTCAAAATCAAACATCTTGTCTGAAATATGATTA